GATTATTTACTTTTAGGGGCTTTAGTAATTTGAAACGCTTCCATATCTAAAGTATGTTTTTGTTGCATAGATTCCATATCTAAATCGTGTTGTAATTTTAACTCTTCTAGTTTACGAGTGTGGTTTTTAGATGCGTTAGTAGATTCTACGTCAGCGTTTAGTCTGTCGGGTAATACTGCAATTTTAGCACTTTCTTTACCCTTAAATAAATCTAATACACTTGTTATAATAAGAAGTGCCGGACCACCTAGTAGACCAATAACTGTAAGTTGTGAATCTGATATATCACGTTGTTCGACAACGCTATAATAAGATGCGGAAGCCGCTATAATAACCCAAGCCATAACTACGCCTGTTCCAAACATTAGCATAAGTGTTTCGTTAGGATTAGACATTTTTGGGCTACTCATGNCCTTCCGTTGTTCGGGGTGTCTTTTAAGCATTATTGATGCAACCGCACCTAAACCCGCTAAAACAAGGCTATATATCGCAAANTGTAATTCCGGTATCATATATCTTCCTCACTAGGTGCGCTCTCTTGTTCATTCTCTCTAGGCAAACTTCCTACATCCGCAGGTTGTTCGACCTCTTTCCTTTCATCACCTTCTTTGCCTATTTCCGGTAAGTTTAGAATATCAAGGGATTGATTAAGCGTAAGTAGACCCCCATCGTAACCCATTGTTACTCTTTGCATAACATTGAGTGGAGATTCCATATCCATAGCGTCAAACTTAATAGTAGGCAAATCTTGTCGCCTATAGGCTATACCTAGTAGGTCTAAGTGCATCATAAATAACTGTATTGCAGACTCAGACAATATTTTGTGCATACGACTAATTGCTTGAACGGCCCAAAGGTTTGCGTTAAATGTTGCGGCAAAAGTAGAACCACGTTCTTGACCTGCGGCTACTCTAGGCACTTGTAATACTGCCGCAATATCCGCATTTATGCTATCTAGGAAATCCGCACTATTAGGCATTGTGTTACCTAAATCTACGTGATGTAGATTAACGTAATGTGGTAATACAGGTATTTGGTCGCCTCTTAAACCTGAAAATAAACTAATTACCTCATCCATAATAAATGACAATCTTTGTGATTGTTCAACGGGGTCTTGTATATGTTCAATAGCGGATTTGTCAATAGTAATGTATTGTTTAGTCATAGCATCCTCTAAAGATATACGATTATTCATACTGTTGTATTTCATGCGTATTGCTTGCTTTAATGCTGAGAAACGTGATGCGCCCCATATACCATAAGTTTTTCTGCCTTTGTTATCTGTAAACCAATTAGAACGGAAATCAACCTTTATGTGTAATATTTCTTTTGCGGAAATAGCAACTTCGTAAGGTGATGTTTCACGCATAATATATGTTCTTGGGTTAATTATAGGGTTATCTTCATCAGCAACGAAGTAAGAACCTACACCACCTCTTTCATCAACAATAGTTATTTGTTTGATAGGAAGGCTTTGTAGACCTGTAACACCTATTCCTTGTTTACCTACTATTTTGTTAATGTCATTACCGTAGACCATCATGTTACGCATAGAGTTAATCATAATGTCATCAAAATCAAGAGTATCTTCTACAAGAGTTTGTATAGCGTTACGGATTTGTGCATTTCTACCTTTAGAATAATTAATTTCGTAATTATTAGCCGTAAGTGATACAGCACGAACCGCACCATTCAATTCCGGGTCTAACTTCAACATAAGGTCATACAAATCAAACTCATTGTCAAACTTGCTGTCTTGTCTTAGTTTTTCGGTATCTCTAACAATATCGGGTATTCCCGCAATCGCTGAAAACTTTTCGTTAGTAGATAACGCTATTCTCTTCGGTTCTACGGGTTTTTCTACACTTCCGGTTAATCTTTGCCACAAACTTCGCTCGGCCATGTAATTACGAGGTTTGCGTCGTTTTATAACACTTTTTGCTCTTTTTCTTAATTTTTTTTATTTTTTCGGGATATTACAAAATTAATAAAACGCTGTACTGCGCCAATTCTTTCTATTTATTTTATTTCTTCTATAGTATGGATGAAGTTAATAACTAAAAGAGTAGTAAGTAGACAGGGCCGCCGCCTACCCATACTAAAGAAAGAATAAATTAATTCAAACATAGGCTTTTAGTAAAGCGTTTTTTTAATTTTGTTGTATGTAGAATCAATAAAATAAATAAGTATTATAAGACGATATGAGCAGGGCAATACAATGGGAAGGTATCAAGGGGGCTACGGCCTCATAGAAAAATACGCCAAAGATAGAACTTTTAGAAATAATTCCGAGTTTGCTCGGTTTTTGCATGAAGTCGAGCCATCATGCTCGGTAAACGGTTGGAGATGTAGAATACAAAGGTGGGCTAAACAAGGCAACGACTACAAAGAAACAGAAACTACTAATTTGTCTGTAAATAAGATAAGAGTTTACTATGATAAAGCAAATGACACTTATTTGACGGTGTTAGATGCACTAGGTGGTGAAATGGTTGCTATTGATGGTAACAAACACAGAAACATGAAAAAAGATTATTCGGATGACGGTAACGGTTTGTCTGCAACAGATTTGGCTAGAAAGTACGGAATACCTACAGGTTGGATTAAAGAATACATAAGAGTCAATGAATGGAATCACGGTATGGACATTTTTACCGATGAAGAAGTTATGACAAAGACTACTGATGATTTAGTAAATGAAACTCTTGCTGTTAGACGTATGCAAGTAGCAGAAAAAGTAGAAAGTAAGCGTTGGGCTGATATAGAAAAAGATGCTAACGCATACAGGGCTTTTAGCGATACAATTCTTAATGAGTTTCTTACTTTAATCCCAAAAGTAAAAACTACTACGAAAAACAGAATCAAGATGACGGAAAACGGTAATTACGCCGTATTAATTTCCCCTACTGATTTGCATTATGGTAAATATGGTTGGAAAGATGAAGTCGGTGAAGAATATAACCTTGAGGAAGCACGTTCAAGACTTATTGACCGCACAAACAACTTGATTTCAAGATTACCTAGTAGGCCCGACAAAGTTATTGTAACTGCGGGTTCTGATTGGTTCCATATAGATAATGACGCAGGAACTACTACAAGAGGAACACCACAAGATATGGCGGCTACACCTGCACAAATACTTATGGGTGGTTGTGAATTAGCAAGAGAGCATATTGAAATGCTTCGTGCTGTTTCTCCTGTTCAAGTGGTATTTATGTGTGGTAATCACGATAGACATAGTAATTTCGCTTTGATGATGTATTTATCTGCACTTTATGAAAATGTAGACGATGTAGAAGTAATTGTTAGTCCTTACCCTCGACAGTATATAAAATACGGAAACTCTTTACTAGGTTTTACACACGGTGATGGTGTTAGAGGTAATGACTTACCTGCACTTATGGCTACAGAAGAAAGACAGGCTTGGGGAGAAAAGGAACACCATTATTGGTTTCACGGACATTTACACCACATGAAGTTAATAGAAAAAGCGGGTTGCACTGTTATACAGTTACCTAGTCTTGCAGGACACGATAGATACCATGCTAGAAAAGGATATGTTCTTGCTAGAGCAGGAATCTGCGCCCATTTAATAGATAAAGAATTAGGATTGATTGGAAATCTGTTTGCGCCGGTGGTGCATGAGTAATGTGGGTTTCAGCCAAATGCTACACTTGTGGTTGGGCTACTGACAGAATAATGAAAACAAAAGCGTTAAAAGGTATTTGCCCACACTGTAATAAAAAAGATTTGCACCCGAAGTGATTATATGTCTACATTTAATACTAATTTTTCTATGGAACGTAGTCGTAATGACGTAGAGTATTTCTACAAGTGGTTAGGTTATACTTGGGGAGAACACATAGGTGAGTGGATAGAAATGTATGGTGATAACCATGACAATTCTTCTGTTCATCGTGTTTGTGTTATTGCACCGAGGGACCACAGTAAATCTACTACTTTAAGGGTAAAACTACTACACATGGCTCTTTTTGAACAATGGCGTAATAAACCCTTTACTTGTTGGTTATTTTCCGCAAGCAAGCAAAGACTTGGCTGTTAGAAGATTAGAAGAGATAAGAGAAGATATGAAAAGACACCCTCAGTTATCTAGGTATCTTGACCCTAAGAGGGGTAACAAACTAGAAATACGTTTTACTAATGGGGCATGGATTCGTGCTACTTCTGTTGGTGCGGCTATTCGTGGAGAACACCCTGCGGCTATCGCATTTGATGACGTACTTGATGATATGGGAGATATGAATTGGAATAACATAGCACAATGGTTTAGAAAGAAGATTACCCCTATGTTAAGTCCCGGCACAGCAATTTTCGTAGTAGGGACACCTATGAGTATGAATGATTTATACCATACAGAAATGCTAGAGAATAAAACATGGAAATCCGGTGTATGGTCTGCTATTCCTAATTGGGATGAACATAAGGCCGACCCACTAAATATTAAACCTGTAGAGTTGTGGTCTGAATATAGACCTATTAAGTTTTTACTAGAACAAAAAGAGGCTATGGGTGAATTATCTTTTGTACAAGAATATTTGTGTAAAGTAGTAGATGATGAGGCTAGTGTGTTTCCTAGAATGCTAATTAGAAAAAATATGGATATGGATTCTATATTACAGACTGATAAGATGGATGGGTATAGATATGTTATAGGATTTGACCCTGCACACGGATTAGGCCAAGATTACAGCGTTATGATATGTTTAAAGCAAGATGATGACGGTTATATTCACTTTGTAGATATGTGGAGAAGAAATGACTTCCCACCGGATAAACAAGCGGATATGTTAATCGAATGGTCTAAACGCTATGGTAACTGCCCGATAGCGGTTGAGGATGTAGGTTTTCAACAAATGTATGAAAGTCTACTTGCACAAAAAGGTGCAATAGTAGATTACAGACCTAGTAAGGTTAATAATAGGACATTGAAGCAAGGACTACTAAATAGGCTTAGAGTTTGGTTTGAAAGAGAAATGATAATATTCCCATTTGGTAACGATGCTACTAGAACAAAGGTAGGTATATTATTACAAGAATTAGAAACTCATGCGTGGCGTGATGGGTTGATTGTAGACTTAGGCAGACATAACGATACTGTTATGGCTTTTGCACACGCCATAGACCAATTCACATACAGGACACCCGATATGCCGGTAATTATGAAAACCATGAAAGGCGGCGATTGGTTAGGTGGTGAAACACAAATGCAAAGAATAAGTAAGCATGAAGGTCTTGGTGGAAAAATAATAGATAGGAGAGGATGGTAAGTGAAAAAACGATACAACAAACAAAACCCGGAAATAAGAAGGCATGGCCCTAAAAGTAAAAAGATAGTCTATAAAGAGTCTATTATCAAAATAATGGATGAAGGTTATTTAGATGATTGGAAAACTTCGGAAGAAATAGCATGGAAGGCCAATCAATACGTTAGCGATTATTGGACCCCGTTATCACGTAACATAGTACCTACATATCTAAAACGTACCAATGAAATTAGATGGCGTAGAAAAAGCGGCTCACACAAACTTGAGTGGAAGAAAAAATAACAAAAATATTTTTCAAAAAAATTATAAAAAATTGTAAGCGGTGGTTGGCGGGCAAAAGTATGCCATAGTCAAAAACCTTTGGAAAGGGCTAAAAACCCGCAAATTAGCCTAAAAACGCACTTTTTTCGCCTGAATGCCACGTGCCAACCATTAAGTACTTCTTAACGTCCATGCGTAGCATGGACGAGTTATTGTACATAGGAGAAGAAACGACGAACGTGTTCGATTGCGACAATATGCAATTATTGGAAATTGGTGAAAGTTATCAATTTACTCAAGTTAAAGATAAATCTAAGATTTTATCAAGTCCTAGATTTATTATTAACAGATTATTAAAACATCAATTTACTGATGTTGAAAATAATGTTTTTGATGGTGAAATTATCCCCTTCAAATCTACTGTTGAAATGACTTTAGTAAATCACATCAGACATTCTCAATCATTAGAGAATAAGTCTAGTCCTCAATTATCAGCAACCAATTATATCACCGAAACAAGATATGTATGCACAAAATGTAATCATAATGATGACCACTTTGCTAATACATCAATAAAACCATCATGCACCGTTAGAAAAAATGAACTTCGTGGCTCAGTTTGCCATATAGAAACTTCACTTTGGGATATGGGTCGAGTTTATTTTGTAGGTAACGTAACGTCAAAGTTCGAATCAAGAATCTATGATATGCCAATAGTATCATTCGACGGTTATGATTGGGTTGTTGTTGGAATGAATCCACTAAATAACCGAGGTAAAAAAGATAACAAGTTTACTTATTCTTCAACCTCAAGAAGTGTTGATGGTGTCCGTTCTTTAAATTGTGGTTGCTCAAATTGTGCTGTAAAAATGACACCAGCACATGANNNAAAATCCCGTACTATCGTAGGATATGATGAAGATGGTGTGGCATATGTAGCACCTAGACANTGCCANAAATCACCAAAAATGATNGTTTCAGATAGTGGTCTAGTTATCAAGAATACNGATAAAATAACTTGTGGCGGAGAATTAAAAGCGTCGCATTTTCCATCAATCGGAGTAGCAGTCTTTCATATGACTGAATCAAATCTAGCACAAATAAACAAAGAAAATAGACCAATAACAGATATCATCAACGTGGTATCGGGGGTTCAAGAATAAGATGGTTGGGGGATTTTATCCCCCTTCTATCTTCTTTTAGAGAGGTGAATAAAATGGATAATAAATATACTAATTATATCTTAAATGAAGAGAACGAAGGTTCTCGTCAAGAGTCAATTGACGAATCTAACAACCCTAAAAATCGCAATATCAATGTGTGTGTTAATGCTGTATGGAATCACTTTGAGATAGTTACAGACAGTAACTACGGTCATACTTTTTACGATACATCAGAAGCACTCAGGGACTCAAAACACTCATTCGGAATTGAATTAAGAAACCCTGTTCAATCAGTCAGTCAATGCCCACATTGTGATTCAAGGAACTGTTCAGTCCCTCAAGGATTTACAAGAGCAATAACACTAACACCACAAAAATATGAATCTAAAATGTGGAATGCTAGATATGAAAATGGTGAACCACATTTTCCAATGAAACAACAAGTTGATTATAACTATACTACAAAAGAAATGCACGACATAATCAAACTATTACAAGATAAAATTGATAATGCTATGGCTTCATTTGGTCGAGGAATAAAAACCAATTCTTTCCAGAAAATAGCGGAACAAATATGGTTAAGCCTAGACCTAGAGGACAAGCAAAAATATGTACCCGTTGGATTTAGATATGGAGTAAAAGGTCATATTATCGGACTAGACACCAAAGGCTTTCCGGTAATAGATACAGCACCGACATATGGTTCAAAGTACGCCACATCAACATCATACAAACAAAGAAGAGAAAAGAGAAAAGGTAAAGCATTTACCTTAATCTTTAGAGAGAGGGCATCTATGAACTAAGGGCGACTACAAAAGCCCCCCTCTTTAGAGGGGGGTCTATTCTTTATGACGTTAAGTTTTGTAGGCACTCTTGTAATTATCTAAGTCTGCCTACAAAACATCGGGTTGTGTGTGTGGTGTTTTGTAGTCCCCTTTGTCAAAGTCTAGGTATGCCTACAAAATTAAAAAGAAAAACTGGCTACAAAACTGACTACAAAACATTACACCAACAAAAACAAAAAGTATATATACCGAACCCGTCTAGGGTAAAACATGGCTAAGACCATCGGAGAAATTGACGCACACGAAATGAACGCATGGGGATTCCCAAGTCCTGAACTTTGGAGATTTACAGGATATTGTTCTGAAACCCAAGCATCACTTTATGTTAGAAGATAAGATAAAAATAAATTGACGGAATTACATAACAAAAATTGAGGGGCTTCGGCCTCTCTTTTTTTGATGCTTTTCTTGTTTTGTAGTCGCCATTAGGTTCTACTAGGTCTGCCTACAAAATTGTTTTGTAGTCTATCATAAATGTTTATATAGGTAAACCTACTCTCGACACGGACAAAAAAACCAAGCCGAGACTGACTACAAAACAATTACAATACCCAAACAATAAGTATATATACCGTACCCACGTATGAAGATATATGGAGACAGCCGCCGAGCAGATACCTACGCATAACGACGATATGAACGACCACAT